TTACAGGCCCCCGAACAGGCCCTTGGCGACCAGTGCCTCACGGGCCTTCTGGCTGCGGCCAACGGCCTTAAACATATTGGCTTCCTGGGCGCGGAGTTCCTTCTCGACCGCTACGGTCTGGGCGTCTCCGGTGGCCTGGGCGGCGTCGGACGAGAACCCAGTCTCTGCGCGCACGCCGTTCATCCTGACCCTTCTGCTGCCTATTCTGCGTCTGGCCATTATCCCCTCCGGCGCTTGAACGCCTTCTTACCTGCGCTGTTCACTCGTGCGTTCTGCGTGTCACGTTGGGACACCATGGCCCCGGTGATGCGGTTCTGCTCCCGCTCCATGGCGCCGATGTCCAGGTCCAACTGATCGTTGAAACTGCCCGGGTCCACGAACCCGGTCTTGACTTTGCGGCGGCCCACTCTTCGTCTCGCCATGGTGTTCTCCTGGGGTTGATTATAAATGATTGATAAGTGCGGCGGGGCGCTCAGTCCTTTGGAGACGTAAACCCCGCCCATTCTATTGTGGGGTCGTGAAAATGGAGCTGTTTGAGGTCGTTTGAGTGCTTAGCGTCTGCGCTTGCGAGCCCGGGCCTTGAGTGCCCGGGATATCTTGGCGCGAGTCTTGCGACTCACAACGCGTTTCTTCTTGGCCACGCGTTCACCTTATCCTTGATTAAGATACTGGGCCGGCGTGCATGACAACCGGCCCAGCGCCATGTCAGGGGTTAAGGCTAGGCAGCGGGTCCGCGTCCGGCCAGACCAGCACCGCCAACGGCCATCATGCCGACACCGATCATTACTACAACGGCGTTGTAGATCAGGGGCACGAGGTCATTGAGTGCCTGGGCGCCCGAGAAGCTCCCGATGTTCGCGTTGGAACCCGAGGAAGCGGCCTCGGTGAGAATGGTTGTTTCCAGCACCAGACCGACGACGATGGTGATAACACCGACGACGATCAGTAGGATTCTTCGGTCCATGGTTCATCCTCCAAGTGGAGAAATTAAATAAGACGCCGTCTAACTCAGCGTCTCATAGTCCATGAAAGCGCGCCCAGCACGGCACCAACCCCAATGACCACGACGACCAGAAGCATCATAAACGTGGCTGTAGCCATGACGTTCGTGACAGCTCCCGTGGTGAGGGCTCTGCTCGTTGTTTGCAGGTCGGACACCTGCCCCATCGCCAGGAACCCGGCGACGATGGCAAGCATCAGACCCAATGCTGAAGCAACTCCCATGTTGGAGTTTATTGTTATTGCAACTGCAAATCTTTGCAATAACTAACAGCCGTTGTTAGCTATCGACACTACAGGCCGGTGTATCTTTATAATATCTGCAAGTTAGGAAGCGAGGTAGTTACCCGCCAATGACCACCACCGAAGCACTGGAACGAGCAGCAGTTCCTCCGCTGTTCTATGGCTCAGCAGACGGCCCATCGCTCTGGACGAACCATGGGGCTGCAGAACACGTGTTTAACGATTTAATCAAGAAATTTGGCATATCCAAGTATCTTTTTGCCCATTTGTTGGGTTTTCAACATCAAAATGCTTTCCGAAGGTATTTTAATGGCACTTCTCGGCCTTCTAGCACATATTTACTAAGGACTATCGTCCTAGAGAGATGGCATGAGGCAGGCTTTGAGTTGTGCCTGATGAAGAAGGTCTGGTGGGAATCTGATCCAATCGTTATAACGTGGGGTGACGGCAGTGAGTCGAGTCCATCTATACATACTGGGCGCTGGGAGAACGTTCCGACGCCGTTGGGTAAACCAGAAGCAAACGGACCCGGTAAGCATCGTCAACGCGAAAGACAAGCAACTGCACATACTCCGAGGCGACCCGATTTTCGCCAAAGAAGCGCCCCAGGACCTGGAGAACATTCAGGAACTACTGACAGTGAAGGCTCCTTATATCGGTCCTTTGTCGGAGAACCGCATGATGCTGGTGGAAGAGGATAACCCCTGGCCTGTCGCCGTGATCGCGTCGGTGTTGTCATGGGTTGAGCAAGTGGCGCAGATCTCGTCCATGCGCCAGGAATGGATACAGAAAGGCAAACGCCGCGCCAGGGACGAGAATATGGGCGAGATGTCTCAGATGTCTCAGAAGATCGCCATGGGCATAGCTCTCGGGTTCGGGGTGATCATCGCCATCATGGCCGTGATGGTCATGCAGGACTCGGGCACAGCAGCAGAAGCGACCGCGAAGGTGGTGGGGTAGATGCAGGACGTCGTCCAAGGCGCAATCGACAGATATTCCGAGTCCATCGGGCGGGAAGATATCGTTCTATATGACGACTACACCCAGACCGGATTCAGGGTCCGCGCCGACCACAAACAGATAGCAGACACGCTTCCCTCCACCTGCCGCTGGATACCTGACTTCCGGCTGATGCGGAAGTCAGGTGCCATGTATGCGGCGGGCGTGGCTGGCCTTGTATTGCTGCTGGCTGTGATCATCGGCCTGAAGGGCTCTAGCGAGATGGGAATGGCTATTGGGTTCGCGGCGGTGATGGCGTCCGGTCCACTGGCCATAGCAGGCTGGCACTTCGCGCCCAAATACCGCGCCCACGATTACAAGGCGTTCAGTGTCCTGCGGCGCATCACGCAGCCGGCAGACGAAGAGCCGCCCATCGGCGCGCTGAGCATGACTGAGGCCGTGGAGATAGACGGTGATAAGATGCGTGTCTACATCGTGCCCTACACCCACACATTCTTAAACCTCGCGAACCCGGCCCAGGAAGAACAGGGCGAAGAATACGACCAGCCACCAGTGGCCCGGGCGTCCATCTTGTATCAAGACAGCTTCCAGAAGAGCCTGGCGTTGGTCATGGCGGCCAAACAGGACACTTGGAGCCGGATGAAGCAATTTGCGCCGTTGGGCATCATAGCTGCGGAGTTGGTGTTCATGTTCCTGATGATGAACGTGATGATGGGGAAATAACACATGGCTCAAGAAACATTTGAAGAGATGCCGCCGGACGATTACCCGGAACATCAGCCTGGGCAGAACGGCCATTCCAATGGGAATAGCCCCGTTCCCAACAGTAAGCGCGCCGGCACTGGCGAGTTATTCGTAGGGAGCGAGGACAGTGGCTTCTTTGAGCTACCTAAGGAGTTGTTGCAGGCATCCGGTAATTTCGATGAACTGATGGCGCGGGGCCGGGTAAGCGACAAAGAACTAGCCGCCATCATCGACATGCTCACCGAGGATGATCAGTACCATAGGGGCAGTATCGAGCCGAGCCGCGTGGCGTACCTGAAGCTGGCCGGATCCATCGGTGTCAATGGCCAGGCCAGGGACGAGGCCATACGCGCCCATACCGGCGGACAGAATTGGAAGTCCAACCTGATGAACCCCATGGATAAGATATTCGGACGCGGCCCACAGGCCAACGGGACGGGCCAGCGTGAGGGACCGCAGTAATGGTCTTAGCCACACGCCCTCGCCGCAATAACCTCCAGGTCTACCCGCAGCAGTTGGGCGGTAGGCGGCCGCTTAACATCTACCCTGATTACAACTCTTCAGAGCGGCTCCAGATCACCACTGATTCACTGGTCGGCGGCGGTAAATTCGAGCCGCTGACAATCATGTTGGCCGGCCGTCGCGGCTATGGAAAAACCCTCTCAATGACCGCAGTGGGCGCGTTCTTCAAAGCAGCGTATGAGCGCCACAATGTAGACGTCAAAATCGCCGCTAATTACAACACCACCGTGGCTACAGAGGGATTGCGGCCGGATGGAGACCGGTGGGCGTCGCCGTACCTGTTGGAAGACCTGATGGAGTTCCCCATCTGGGCTGACGAGCTGCTGGTGCTGGTGGACGAAGCGGCCACGGCGTTCCCGCGCCGCCGGTCCAACGCCAGGATAAACCTGGACTTCTCGACGTTCTTGCAGATGATCCGGAAACGGAACATAGAACTGATCTTCACCACACAGTTCCCAGGCATGTTGGATGACCAACTGCTGATCAATATCGACCTCTATTGCATGGTGAACGCCTGGCCCAAACCTGGGACGGCCCCATTCACCAACGTCACAGTGGCCATCTGGGACTGGCATGGCCAATTCAGCGGCAGATTCACGCGGCCCCGCATCCCCCCGGACGGACCGCCCACATGGCGCAGGACGCTCTACAACGTCCACACGGCCTACGGCCTGTACAACACCAAGGAAGTCATCGGGCGGCTGTGGGGTACCGGCCAGCAACGCGAGGCGATGGCCGGGCAATATTGGGAGCGCAACGAAGCCGTGGCCGGCGAAGGGGAAGATTCGCCGGCGTTGGCCGAGGCGCAGACCGTCCCAACCGACCTCCGTAGCTACTTGTATAATCTCCCTGGAACATTCAATCTACTGAGAGTAGTCCCAGACGCTAGAGGTTGGGACGATTCTGTTCGGACGCAGCGAGACCTGGCGGAACGCATAGCTGAATACGGCGACCACGAGATCGTGAAGCAGGGCAGTCAGTGGTTCGCGAGGCGGAAATAATGAACACCATGGCCCATCTGGCGGCGCTGGTAGCCCTGATGTGGGGCGCGATCGACTACGCTGAGGGAACCCTCGGAGAGACGCCTCTAAGCGTGGCGTTTCTGATCCTGTGGCTGATGTGGCTGCCGTTGACCTACCGGGCCATAGTGGATGACATCAACGACTTCAGGAGCAGACGTGGGCAGTAAGTTAGGCGACGGCAAAGGCATCTCGAAGATAACGATAAAGAAGATACGGCTGCCCGTAGAGAGCATAGGGAGCTGCATGAAATCGACGTGTGAGATAACCGGCATATTGGCCGACGACTTGTGCCAACGGTGTTGGGATCTGACCGAAGATATACCGAAGATAAGGCGCAGGAAATATCGTGAGCAACTCACAACCTAACGCCACCCGCAATAAATGGCGCACACGCGCGCGCATCGCCCTAGCGGCGCTGATGATCGTCGGCGGGCTCTATGCGCTGGCACTGGGCATCGCCTATGCCATCTCCGATCCAGACACCATCACCATCAATGACGTCCGCGCTTATGACAGTGTCATTGAGACCGACGACCTGCTGGTCTTGGTGGATTACAACCTGGACTACGGCAGCATTCCAGACGAGGTTATCAGCGATGCGTTCGTGGGTCGTTTCCTGCGGTCGGCCACTGAACTGAACTCCATCGAGCCGTTCCCGTTCAATGATAAGGGGTATGGGCGCGGCATCTACAGCTTCTACTGGACAGGCGCTCAGAAAGATACAGACTCGATAGAGTTTGAGAACCCAAACTCCGAGTCCTACGAGATCCAGTTGCGGGGCAAGCCAGCCGTCTTCCCCGGAATGCCCCCGACCACTGAGACCAGCACTATCCAGTGGCAGGACGCGACCAACACCAAATTCTTGCTCAGCGAATACATCAAGGGATTCGCACAGACGCTTGAGTTCGATGCGGCATGGGCAGCGAACAGCCAAGATCTTATATCGTCTGCGCTACTGACGGACTCAGGCGCCGATTACTTCTCCAACGCTATACCGCAGCTCTCAGCCATGGTCCCGCAGATATTCTCTGAGGCAACGACATCAGTGGACTTTGCGACGGACGGGTTCGACAAAGACCTGGCAGAAGACCTGGGCACATTCTGGGAAGGGAACTGGGTCGACACCAAATTCCAGACGCTGGCAGATACCTACCAGGTCCCGAAGACGCTCCTGACCGCTGGCTTCTCTTTGTTCTGGATCACCATGATAATGTGGTTCACAGCCAAGGTGCTGGACAACACGTCCAGGGCCAATGAGTACGGCGTAATGACCGTGGCCGTGACCCTGCCTATGTTCGGAGCGGTCGGCTGGATGCCATTGGAGATAGTGATGATCACGGCCGCCATCGCCGTGGTTGGATTGGGCTGGACGTTGATAGGGAAGAGGACATAGATGTTCGCCGTAATCATGTTGCCGGTGAGCCTGTCCATGACGGTCGTGTCAGCTATACTTAGCTTGACCGCGGACGTATTAGGGTTCGTTGTTGTGGCCGGATTGGGACTGGGCTTAGTTCTAGGAATGGCGTGGTACTTCGACAAGATATAGCCCGTAAGATAGTCCTCGCGGCAACACTTCTCAGCATCATGGTGCTGGGCTGGATGTCCATGGGCCGCGCCCTCCACGCGGGCGACGTTTCCACAGCCTTGTATATAGTCCCGGTAAACATCACCAACTCCGGGTCTGTTGACCTTGATGACGTTCAGGCTGCATTTACCATCTCTGGCGCGTCACTGATTGACGGCAATTTTATCGAGGCGGACGCCCTAAACGCCCTGGTCCACAAGGGTAACGTAGACGTGCCGGGGATGCCGGCTACCGGGGCGATACAAGTTGAAGGCGCGGTCCAGCAGGATGGCGAAGTCTATACGGAATACACGACTGCAGCCCAAAATACCACGCTTAACGACCTGCCGTTGCTTCCGCCAGCGCCTGCGGTCGGGGATGCCTGGTATTTTGGCTGCGACAACCCCTGCCGCATCCTGACGTCTGATGTTGACACCGTCGGCGCGGGGACGTGGACAATCACCTATGAGTATTGGGACGGACGCGAGTTTACTGCGCTGAGCAACGTGGACGACCGTACCAATGGGTGGACAACACTCGGCAAGAACTCCACCACATGGGATATGCCCACAGATTGGGCGACACGCACCACCACAGGAACCACTGTCAGTTCTTATTGGGGCAGGGCCAGGGTCAGTGACTTCACCAGCATCACCACGCAGCCGCTGGGCTCACGCCAGCAATACGAGAATGGCCAATGGTGGGTGTGGGTAGAAGACCTGGACGTGAACAACCAAGAGCAGGTCACGCTTCATCTTGGCGGCTCAACTGATCTTACTTCTGCCCATCAAACGTTCCCTGGCACTGACGGAATCATTACCGGCGATGCGCCAGGGCTAGAGCTAGGAAGCGCCTACTCGCTGGCCATGGAAGGCCGTCTGAACTTCAGCGCCGCGGGATCAGGCACTTACGTCTTAAACAAGACCGGCGCTATAACCGTGAATGTCAGCGGGTCCGCGGTAAGTCCGGCGATCGGGACGGCTCTAACTGGCGAGACGTCCAGTTCCGGCAATGTGACCGGCATCACCGTGCCCGCAACAGGGACGCAAAGGATCATAGTGGCGTCAGACGGCGTTAGCGGCGCAGCCACATGGGTAGGCGCGACAGGCGGCTTCGCCAGCTACGAACCGCAAGCGATCACGGACACGGCCAACAACCTGACTTGGGCGAACAACAGCGGCATCGACTATTTCGAGTGGGTCCGAGTGGATACGGCAGAGGCCACGGTGTTTGACTTCGATACCAACTACTCTAACTTTGCTACTGGAACGCTGACGAACACTCAGGCGTACACCGGGGCGCTGGGGTTGGCTAACTGATGGGTAGATACATTTGGATAGCCGTCCTCACCCTACTCCTGGCTGTCTGGATCCCGTCTGCTTTTGCGTTGGTGTTGCCTGCGTATCTCAAGAAGTTGTACCGGAAGCGGTTTGCCAAAAGGGCGGTTGTTGGCCTTGCCGTCCTGGCAGTTGTCGCAGGGTCGCTGCTTCTGCCGGCGGGCTCCGGAGATAATGTCTCCGCCGCAACGCCTGACTTCCGCATCATCGCAATCAGCGACCATGACGGGCAGCTCCTTGTCGAGGTCGAACACTTCAAGGTCGACGGGTCATTCGATTATTTCGAGAATTACCTGTGGCAAGGCCGAGAAGGTAAGAAGTTCCCGCGGGAAAAGAACGAAGACGGACTGTTCTTATTAGCCAACGGCCGGATCGCGCCCTTCCGCGCAGGAACGCCGGCAACGCCGGCACTGAAACAATACTTACCTGAGAGACAGGAGTGGAAACGGCAGACCACACCGTTTATGGAAGACAAGTCCATTCTTGATGTCATCCAGAAGATCCACGATCAACGCAAGGACTGGACCCCCGACGAATGGCCGCAGGGACTGAAGAGAGGCCAGAGTCGGCTGATAGAGAAGCCGATCCCGTACAACGCTCGCGACGCCGATGGCATTGGTAATCTCCTGGCGAAATTCTCTCATCTAGTGGCCCGGGCGTATGTTATAGACGACGCCGATACACTCCTTGCCTATAACGGTGCCCTGCCGCCGGTGAACACTGGACTGGGATTGGTGGAATATGGCACGGTCAGCACTTTCTATCCTGACTCGTCTCCTGAGTCCACTTCTGTAGACGGTCACTCCAATGAGGCTACCGACGCTGCCTGGGCAACCATTCGGGCTGATGCTGGCGATCAGTCGACGGATACAAGCACACGAATCGAGGCGAAAATACGTGTCAACGGCGCCGGGACGCAATGGACGTTATTTGCACGCGCCACTCATTTGTACGATACAAGCAGCCTGCCAGATGGGGATCTAATAGTCTCCGCGACTCAAGATTTTAAGGTAGGGGCAGTCTTAGATAATCTGGTAGAAGCCCAATCAATGTCATTGGTAGCGTCTGCCCCTGCGTCGAATACGGCAGTTGTAAACGGCGATTACGCCAGGCTGGGATCTACTAAATTTGCCACAGACATACCAATCGCTAGCATGACTGCCAATGCTTCAACCAATCACTCGTTCACGTTGAATGCTTCCGGCTTGGCCGCTATCGACGCAACAGGCATCACCAAACTTGGTTATAGGATCGCGTCGGATGCGGACAATTCCGAACCAACAGTTACTGCTGATAAAGGTGGGCAGGTGGAGATTGCTTCTGCTGAAGAGGCAGACCCCGGCGATACTCGCCCGAGCCTGATCGTGACTCATATTAGTATCACCGCCGCGATCACGGGGACCATAGGTGACGGAGCCACCGAGCAGGAGGTCAGGGACGGCGGCACGATCATCATCACTCTGACCAATGATACATGGGTGGCCAGCGGGTCCGCCTTCGACAACCAACGGCAGAACATCATCGACAACATCAGCGCCGGCGGGTCACAGGAACACGGATGGAACGCACAGGTTCGCAGTAATCTGGATGTGACCTCGGTCGCCCGTACCTCTGGCACCGTGGTTACGGTCACTATTGACGCGGACGACGTCAACGGTTACAACATCTCGTCCAACGAGACCATCACCGTCACGGTCCCTAATGCTGCTTTAGTGTTAGGCGCAAGCGACGTTACAGCCACTCCGACCATCGCCATCTCCTTCGGATCTGAATCAGCCGCCATCACCGGGACGCTCGGCGGCAGCGGTGGGACGCCGGCCAATATAGTGGCCGGCGGTAAGACCATCATTATCACGCTGACCAATACTAAATGGGCTGCCAGCGGCGCGACCTTCAACGCGACCCGGCAGGCCATCCTAAACGGCATCGAATCCAATATGTCGGACGCCAATGGGTGGGACTCCCTGGCGTTCGCTGTTGGCGATGTCGTCCGGACCAGCGATACCGTCGTCACCATCACCCTGACGGCCGAGTCGGCCTACGCCATCCCGGAGACGGAGGTCATCGAAGTCCAGGTCACTGCCGACGCCATCGGCGGCCGGCGGTTGATAGCAACCCCGACCTTCGCCATCACGCCATCTTTCCAGACTTCCGGCACCAGAGTGTCCACCGCCATCGACCTGAGTAGCGTCACGGACGTCGCGTACTGCGCCATCGGCTGGGAAGCGACCACACCGACTAATACAACCGTCGCCATCGCCACTTCCGTCAACGGCGGGACCAGTTATTCCGACGCAACCAACGGATCTTGTCCAACTGGCATAACAGTGGGCGAAAGCCTCTCAACTATCACTGATTTTCGGGTGCGAGTGACCCTAACTACCACTGACACCTCTGCGACCCCCTTAATCACGGCCCTGGGGCTAATAGTGGAAGATTCAACGGGGCAGGAGCTGTACTACCAACTGAACGACACGCCTAGCGCGACAATTTCTGACCGTTCGGGCAGCGGGAACACCGGTACTATGAGCTTCCCTGTTCAGGCATCTGGTGTGTCCTCAACGACCGATCCGTTGACAACAACAAAGGTCCAACTGTCGACGCAGCAGGCTTTGGCCGCCCCGAACCTTGTCAGTGAGGTCACCGGGTCGGCCACGAACAATAATCTGTTCAACCAGAACGAAGTCGGCTTTGATGGATTGCCCGGAAAAGGGCTTGTCGACGCCATGGCTGCCGCCAGTGATGGACTGCCGACGCGGTTTGTCTGGTTCATATTCCTGGGGTTGACCATCGTAGGGGTTGGCGCCCTGGCAGTGGTATTATCACAGAGCCTCCTGGTGGCCGCTATCAGCATGGCCTCGACCATCGGGTTCTGGCTGGCGGTAGGCGACGGACTCCTGCCCGGCTGGATCATCTTTGTATTCGTTCCCATCGCCGGAGTGCTGATACTCGTTAGACCTGGGAAGTTGGCCGTATGA